GATTGGTCTGACCTGGGACATTGGTTGTAGGCATTACAGGGGGAGCAGCAATCTGAATTGGTGCTTGCTCAATTCGAATTGTCTGAGCAGGTGCTGTTTGAGCGGCAGTGGCAATGAGTTTCTCCAAGTCTGCCTTAGAGACACCACCAGCGGCACCCATCTTCATTGTTCCGTCACCAGACTTCTTCGCTGTCTGAACTCCGAAGGTGGCTAGCACCCCAGTGAACACAGATGCAATGAAAGTGGGATCAAGTTTCTGCTCTGGGATTCCAAGTGCAGGGGGCAGTTTGATGTAAGCAAGAGTGAGAATTCCACCAGACCAAATAAGAATTCCAAGGCGAACAAACGTGCTGATCACAGCAAGATGTTCTTCACTATCACCTGAGGCATCTTTGATTCTTCCAAAGAAACCTTTCTTCTTCTCCTCTTTCTTTTCCTCAACTTCCTTTTTAATTTCTTCAGGCATGAGTTTATAGAGAGGCGAAGTTATTTAGAAATCTAATAGGGCAAAAAAATACCCCAGGAAATTTTCCTGAGGTAAATGGTTTTTGTTTTGTGATTTCAAACTGGGGCAGTTTCTCTTGCATTGACCTTCAGGTAATCATAAACCTGCTCAGGTGTGCTCTCACGGTATGGATCTGCTTCGTGGTTGTCGGACTTGCCATCTTCCACAAACAGTTTCTCGATCACACCGTCTTGAACCACTGCTGCATAACGCCAGGAACGATCACCAAAACCAAGGTTAGACTTGGAAACCAGTTGACCCATGGCACGAGTGAAGTAAGCGTTACCATCGGGGATCAGTTGAACCTTTTCGATGTTCTGATCCTTTGCCCAGGCATTCATAACAAAGGCGTCATTGACAGAGACACAATAAACAGTGTCAACACCAAGTGCAGTGAAGTCTTCGTACTTCTCCTCAAATCCAGGCAGTTGATAAGCGCTGCAAGTAGGAGTGAATGCACCAGGGAGACTGAAAACAACCACACGCTTACCAGCAAAGAGATCACTGGTTGTGCGAGTAACGAAGTCTCCATTCTCTCTAAACTTGAATTCCACTTGGGGAACTGAATCACCTTCTCTTTTCATTGGAACCTCCCAATTAACGTGTTTGATAATCATTGTGGATTAGATGCGTAAGCTGGTTGCATCAACCCACCACCAGGACCGTCCTGGTCATCATCCTCTCGATTATCTAAGATCAAATAAGCAATTACAAAACCCACCAGTAATCCGAGGTAGGCTTTGAACATCACCAAATGCCTGGGATGATCTGACCAGTGGTGAGGTAAGCACCGAAAGCGGCAACGATGCCGATCATGGCTGCCCAGCCATTAATTCTTTCTGCCTTTTCGTTCATTGTTTTACTCCTTAGTAAGTTTCTGAAAGTTGATTTACTGAGTGTGCCAGAAGAACAAAGAATGTCACACTGGTCACTGTAAAAATAAGTTCGGTCATTAGAACAGGTTCTCCTCTTGTTCTGTGAGAATTACACTGTCGCTTGTGGGATAGGCAACACACAGAAGAGTGTAACCTTCATCAGTTTGATCGTCGTCCAGGAATGTTTGGTCTTCGTTATCAACCGATCCAGAAAGGACTTTGCCTGCACAGGAAGAGCAAGCACCAGCGCGACATGAGTAGGGAAGGTCAACACCTTGCTCCTCAGCAGCATCAAGAATGTATTGGTCGTCGGGAACTTGGATGGTGGTCGAAGTTCCTTCAGGAGTTTGAAGTGTTACGTTGAAAGTTGCCATTGTTAGTTCTTAGTTGTCAGAAGATTCCGAAGAAGAGGTTACCAGTGATAGCGTAAGAAACGAAACCAGCAATAATGCCGACCATAGCCCAACGTCCATTAGTTCTCTCCTTTACCATGTTAGGTGTAAGCATTCCGTAGTTTTCATAATACATGACGGGCTCTTTTGCCCACATGTTCTGTTGCCCCTGGTCATTTGTTGTAACTGTCATTGTAACTAATGTGAAGTTTAGTTACATTATTTATTATTTCTTTACTTTTGTCAAGTAAGTAAGATTACTTAGTTAGAAATTCCTAACAATCCTTCTACACTTCTCTGTGTTCTGTCGGCAAAAGTTATACACATAAGACTCTACGTCTGTGTCCATTGACTTGTGAGCAGAGAGGTGTGCTCCTTGGATGATTAAGAGTGATGCCAAAAGGAGAGTTGGTATCATCCACATATCTCTGAAGAATTTTAACATACAAAAAAAGGGGGACCGAAGTCCCCCCAATCATAACACAGATGTTATCAGAAGCTGTACTTAACGCCCAGCTTACCACCAACACCCAGGTTCTCAGCGGAGAAGTCGCTGTCGGCAGTGGCGGCACTCAGCTCACCATAAACACCAACGCTGCTGCTCAGAGCGGCAGAAGCACCGACCTTACCTGACCAGACTTGCTCGTTCTGAGCACCGTCAGCAGCAACGACGGAAGGACCACCCTGGATGTACCAGGAGGAGTCGCCGTCACCGATTTGACCTTCGTAACCAACGTGGAAGTCAGTTGTGGCTCCAGTGTAGTCATCGCCAGTCCAACCAGCGTTCGTTTCTACGTTCACATAAGGACCTGCAAAAGCAGCGCCTGCGAACAGAGTTGAAGAAGCAGCCAGGGCTGCGAATGCGGATTTGATCATTTTAGTTACCTTATTTTCTCGCAGAGTTATCCTGCGGATGAGAGGAGACTCGACATGTCTCCGTTAGACTCACGGCACCTCTACGAGTAGTTGAGGTGTCAGTGCCGCTTCGTTGGTTTATTTATAACCTTTTTATTTCAGTTTGTTAAGTTTGGGAATCGTAAGTCTCAGGTTGAGGTGGTGGAGCAGATGGGTTACTGATTCTACCTAAGTAAGGATCATAATCCATAAGTTCATCAATGGACATCTGTGCTCCCTTCTGAGACCAGAATCCAAACTGAGCATTATAGTTTCCTTTATGAAAAGCATCAACATGCTCTGGATGGATTGATGATCCCAACTCTGTCCTGTAAAGGAGCAGAGGAATGGCATAAGAATTACCTGAGTTGTAAAGAAGATCATCAGCAACTGGACGTGGACGAACTCCGTTGTCCAGCTTGTACTTGTCTCCACGACAATGGAGACGGACCATCTTCTCAGCGTGGTGTCTGGTGATTAGATAACACGCTGTTGAGAATTCATTAACAAACCTCTTGTGTATCTTGACGTTGATGTCGCCAGTACAAATGATTGCGATCTGACACAGGTCCCAATCATACGGTATCTTAACATAAAAATCTCGCCAGGTAAAATTCCAGAACCGAACAAGATCTAAACTGACATCATCTTCCATGACGATGCAGTATGGTTCATCAGTCTCCAGGAACATCTTGAGTGCCTTGAGGTGAGAGGTGGTACATCCAATCTCACCAGAAGACATCATGTCAGGGTAACGTCCCTTGATGATGTCACTCAGGTCGTCCTCTCTTCCATCATAAGCAGACACACGAGTGTAGTTCTCAATCTCCCAATAAGAAAACTGCTCCTCCATGTACTCTCGTCTCTCTGGTTGCCCATCGAGATTGAGATAGTAAATGGGACCAATACCCTTGAGTTTATACGCTGACTTGTTTTTGTCTCTGACCATGAATCCAATCTAACACATCAATCTCAGGTTTCCACCCGATCACTTTTCCAATCTTAGTTATGTCGGCCAGAGTTGTCTCTGCTTCGCCCTGACGGGGTGGGAGATAAACCTGGTTGTCTGAGATGGCATTTGCCAGTTCTTGAATGGAAACATTCGTTCCACTTCCAACATTAAAGAACTCGCCCTCATGTCCCTGCAGAGGCATCACAGCAGCAAGGTAGTTTGCTCTAGCAACATCCTTCACATGGATAAAGTCACGACGCTGAGAACCATCACCCACAATGGTCAGAGCGTCACCAACATCTGCTTGACGTTGGAACACACCAATCACAGGAGAATATTGTCCTCTGGTGGGAGACCTGTCACCAAACACATTGAAGTAACGAAGAGAGACAGTCTCAAGACCATACAGTTCGGTGTACATCTTACAGAACTTCTCAGCAGCAATCTTCGATGCAGAGTAAGGGTTCAGACAGTCGTCTGGTTGCGTCTCCACGTTGGGCCAGGGGTTGCGTCCATAACCAGAAGAGGTTGAGGAGTAAACAAGGCGCTTAACGCCTGCCTCACGAGCACACTGGAGAACAACTGTGGTGCCCACACAGTTCTTGTGAACAGCGTTGATGGGGTTCCTGATAGCAGGTTGGAGACGTGACTCTGCTGCCAGATGGAAGACATAATCCACACCCTCAAACAGTTCCCTCATTGCCTCATAGTCTGTGATGTCCACCTTATGAGACTTACTGGTGGGTGCCCAGTAGAAGTTATCGTTATTGGCACTCTGATTATCAACCTGGATAACCTGGTGTCCTTGTTCATTCAAATATTCAACCAGGTGAGACCCGATAAAACCAGCGGCACCTGTAACTAAGCTGCGTGTCATTTCTTATACGATTGATAGATTAGAGTCTTAACTCTGGTGGTAGAGTAAGAGTGTTCGGATCGAGGAATCCAAACGATTGGTAAACCGATTCCAACTCCCGTGTAGCTGCCGTCACTGTAATCATCCCCAAGGAAACGCATATGATATTCACCACTATCAAGCAGAGCAAGATATTGATCTTCGTG